CCCAGATCGCCGCAGCCACCGCCAAGGCCTACGAAACGTCGGCGCGGGTGCAGACGACGACTATTTCGGAAAACCTCAAGCACCTGCGCGAACTGCGCTACGCCTTCGGCAATATCGATGTGGCGGAGCAGCACCTCGAAGAGGTCAGCAAAGCCAACGCCATTCTCAATTCGGTCAAGGGCGCCGGTACCGATCAGGTCTGGGAACTGGTCAAATCGCTCGAACAAAAGGGCGAGACTGCAGACCCCGCCGAGTTCTCGAAGTACGTCGACATCATGACGCAGGCCGTGATTTCGTCCGGCGGGCGTGTCACGCCGGCGCAATTCTTCTCGGCCTTCAAATATGGCCGGACCGCGATGCTCGGCTGGGATGAAACCTTCGTCGGCCAATATCTGCCGCGTCTCATTCAGTCGATGTCGTCAAGCGGCGGTTCTGGCGGCTCCGGTTCTGGTGGCCCAGGCAATGCGCTGATGAGCGCGTTCGCCAAGGTCGTGCAAGGCCAGATGCCAGCGAAGGCCGCCGAGGAATTTGCGCGCATGGGCCTTGCGCCCGGCGGTATCTCGCGGCTCAAGGGTTCATCGCAGACCGAGATCACCGGCGGCATCGCCGGCGCTAACCTGTTCCAGCATAACCCCTACGAATGGGTGCAGAGCGTTTTGATGCCGGCGCTGGCGGCGCACAATATCACCTCGCAAGAAGATATCATCAGCCAGGTGTCGAAGATGTTCCCGGTGCGGACCGCGTCGCAGGTCATCGCCGAAATGGGTTTGCAGGGCCGCTTCCATGAGGGCGCGGCGTCGCCTTTCGAAAAGGACGCGATGCTAAATCGGCAGGCGTACATAAATTCGCCGGCCTTCGGAGAACTTGCCGCGCGCGACCCGGCATTGATCATGCAAGCGTTCAGCGCGCAATGGACCTCGATGCTGGAAGCGCTCGGCTCGCCATTAGTGCAACCCGCGATGGAGGTCATGAGGACCTTCACCAATATGTTTACCGGCATCGCGCAGTTCGCCGGCGGTCACCCTGAGGCGATCAAGGTCATCGCCGAGGTGGTTGCATCCATCGGCGTGGCGCTCGTTGCAATCGGCGGTGTGGCGCTAGCATCGTTGATTTCAATTCCGGCCGCCATCGCCGGCGTGGTCGCCGCATTAGCCACGCTGGCGGCTCTCAATTGGAGCGCAATCACGTCCGGGCTAAATGCGATCGCGTCCGCCATTTCCTCGTTCATTTCTTCGATCGGCTCCTTTGCCAAGGGCATCCTCGGCATCCCAGGTACCGGCGGCGGCGCGCCTGGCGTTGGCCCGTCGCACGGTCCGATGTTTCACCAGCAGGGCTACATCACGCCTTACCGACCGTCGCAGCCGGTCATCGTGCACACAGCCCTGCAAGTGGACGGCAAGACCTGGGCGCGGCAGACGTCAAAAGTTCTCGCGCAGTATTTCGAGCATCCGACCTCAGCCCCGTTCTTTGACGGTCGCCGCGGCTTTACCTCGCCGGATATGCAGACCATCAGCACGTAGGAATTCCAATGGCCGACGTCCTGACGCTGGCTGGAATTTCCTTCACCGGCTATTCGCCGCCCGACTCGATGATGGCGGGCGGCAAGCAGGCGATGGTGGTGCACAAGCTGCCGGGCGGCCAGCGCGTCATCGATACGCTTGGCCCAGACGAAGCCGAGATCAGTTGGCGCGGCACGTTTTTCGGCAATGACGCCTATTCGAATGCGCAGGCGCTCGACGCGATCCGCGCCGCCGGCGCCGAGGTGCCGCTGACGTGGGGCGGCCAATACCGCATCGTCATCATCGAGCATTTCATCTATCACGTCCGGCGCCTGCCGGCCTGGGTCGAATACGAGATCAGTTGCACGGTCGCCGTAAATCCGATGCTCGGCTCGCAGGGCGCAACCGTTTCGACGATCGACACGCTAGTGAGTTCCGATCTGGCAACGGCGACGGCCGCATCGGTCGCGGATTGATCCCATGGGCATCCCCGCCAACATCACCACCGAACTGAATTTCCTTGAGGGCCAGGTCACGGCGAATACGCCGCTCACCGGCGCGCCGCGGGCGACGATCACGGCGATGCAGCTCAACGCTGCGCAGCTCGTCAACGACATCGATAGCGCGGTGACCAATGCCGCGGGCACGCTTGATACCTGGACGCCGCCGACTGATCCTGCCGCAATTGCGGCCGGGCTCGAAGCGCTCGGCGGGAATGCCGACGATCAAAGTGCACTTACCAACATGCGCGGATTTGTTGGGCGAGCGGCCGCAAACTTGGCGCAGTTACCCTGATGGCCACGGAATACATCGCCGCCACAATCCCGGCCAAGACCCTACGCGTCAGCGGCACCACGCTTTTCCGGATCGCCATGGAACAATTCGGCGACCCGCTGCAATGGGTGCCGATCGCGGAATTAAACGACCTGATCGATCCATGGATCTTCGGACAGGCCGACATCGAAATTCCGCCGGTGCTGCCAACCTGCATGCCGACCGGGATCCTTGGGCAATGAGGCCAGCATGGCGGTTTCGTCCGGCGCTGGGCCGCACCTCGCGTGGGTTTCGGTAAACGGGGCGCTATTCCCGCTTGAGCACGGCTCGGCCGAGCAGACCGCGACCCGCAAGAGCGCGACCTTCTCAGGCGACGTGCCGCTGTCTTATCCCGGCGCTGAGGCGACATTCGCCACGCTGGGCGCCAATACGGCGTCCGTCATCGTCTCGACGCGCGGTGTCAGTGCCCCGCTGGTGAGCGGCGAGATCGACACCGCTGATATTGATTACGTCGATCGCGTCATCAAGTTTTCCGGCCGCGATCAGTCGGCCATGCTTCACGCCGTAAAGTCGAGCGAGAAGTGGACGAACCTGCCGGGCTCGCAAATCGTGCAGCAATTGGCCGGCCGTGTCGGCCTGGGCGCGCAGGTCGATCCGAGCTTGTTGCTCGCCGGCAAGCAAGTGCAGATCGATTACGCCAAGATGACCGACGGCATTTCCTATGCCGCCGTCATTCATAAGCTTGCCGAGTTCGACGGCGCGCGCTGGTACGTGAAGAACGGCACCCTCATTTATCAGGCGCTTGCCAACGCTGCCGGCATCTACACGCTCAATTACGTGCCGCCGAACTCGGGCAGTCCGATGGCGGCGGATTTTCTCAATCTGCGGGTCCGGCGCAATATCCAGGCCGGCAAGAGCATCAACGTCACCGTCAAGAGCTGGAACCCAAAACAGAAGCAAGTGTTTCAGGACCAGTCGAACGTCCAAGGCTCGGGCAGCTCGCAGAATTACGTCTATCACATTCCGAACCTGCTACAGGATCACGTCACGCAGCACGCAAAGGCGAAGGCCAATGAGGCCGCCCGCCACGAACTGACGCTCGATGCCGAACTTGTTGGCGACCCGTCGATCGACGTGGCGATGGATCTGGTGCTTTCCGGTACGGGTTTCTTCGACCAGGCCTACCAGATGGACTCGATCCACCACGAATTCGGGATGGGCGGCCATCGCATGACGATCACCGCCAAGTCGGCGAAATCTGGCCGGCAGGCGTCGTGACATGGACGATCTCGAAAACCTCATCATCCGCACCGTCGAACGGTGGATGGCCTCGCGCTATACCGAGCGTCACGGCCTCGTCACCAGCTACGATCCGGTCAATTACCTCGCCAAGGTCACCTATCAGCCGGAAGGCCAGGAGAGCGGATGGCTGCCGATCGAGACCGGCCACATCGGCGAGGGCTACGGCATCGCGATCGGCCTGCAGCCCGGTAGTGGTGGACAGAGCGGCGGCGCTTCGGGCGCCTCATCCGGATCGACTGCCGGGCTCGGCGATCAGGTCGTCGTCCGGTTTCAGGAAGGCGACTTCGAAAGCGGCAAGATCGTTCAGCGCGTCCACTCTGTTCAGGACACGCCACCGCCGGTGCAGTCCGGCGAAATCGTCATCTGGACGAAGTTCAAGCAGGACAGCAACGCCGGTCCGGATGCGGCCACCGCAGGTGCGCAAGGCAGCCAGGGCCAGAAAATCTATTTCAAGAATGATGGCTCGCTCACCGTCACCGACGGCAACGGCGCGACGGTATTTCTCGACGGCAAC